GTATGATCCGAAGGGAGAGCACGTCGTCGCCTGGGTCGGCGGCGAGATGGTCGGCGTGGTCATGCCGCTGTGGGACGGGCTGCCGTGACCTACCGACTGACCCAGGGCGACGCGCTCGCCGTGCAAGGGTGCGCTCCCAACCAGAACCCACTCCGCGAGGATTACGCCAGATTTCTTGAGGGCAAGGCTCAGAGTGAACAGCGCCATGGATTTGAGCCCATCTGGATGCCTGATTTCCTCTATGATTTCCAGCGAGAGTTGACGGCATGGGCACTGCGTAAGGGCAGGGCCGGAATCTTCGCTGACTGCGGATTGGGAAAGACCCCAATGCAACTGACGTGGGCCGAGAACGTGTGTAGGTACACAGAGCGGCCAGTGTTGGTGTTGACCCCCCTCGCCGTATCGCAGCAAACCATCAGAGAGGCTGCCAAGTTCGGCATCGAGGCACACGTATCCCGCGAGGGCGCCGTGATGCCCCGTATCACGGTGACGAACTACGAACGCCTGCACTACTTTCGGGCGTCGGATTTCGCAGGTGTCGTGTTGGACGAATCGAGCGCTATCAAGCACTTCACCGGGGCGAGACAGCGATCTATTACCCGCTTCATGGCCCAAGTTCCATACCGTCTCTTGTGTACCGCAACGGCCGCCCCAAATGATTACATCGAACTGGGCACGGCCGCCGAAGCGCTTGGCGAGCTCGGATATATGGACATGCTAGGGATGTTTTTCGTCAACGAGGAGAACACACTTCACCGAACCTGGGGGCTACATCTCAACTGGCGGTTCAAGCGGCACGCGGAGTTGGCCTTCTGGCGATGGGTCGCATCATGGGCGCGAGCCATACGCCGACCATCTGACATGGGATGTGACGACACGCGGTTTGTCCTACCTCCTCTGGAGGTCCGGGAGACGGTCGTCAAGACTGACTTCAAGCGCGATGGCGAGCTATTCCACTTCCCAGCAAAGACCCTCCAAGACCAGCGCGAAGAACGACGGGGAACTATTCCTGAGCGCTGCGCTCGGGTGGCAGAGATGGTGCGGCATCATGACCCGGTAGTTATGTGGTGTCACCTGAACGCCGAGGCGGACGCCTTAGTCAAGATGATACCTGACGCCGAGCAGGTACGGGGGTCGGATTCCGAGGACACGAAAGAGGCGCGGCTAATCGCCTTCTCCGAGGGGAACCTGCGTGCTCTTGTAACGAAGCCAAAAATCGGCGCCTTCGGGCTGAACTGGCAGCATTGCGCTCGCGCGACCATGTTTCCCAGCCACAGCTATGAGCAGTACTACCAGGCCGTGCGTCGCTGCTGGCGCTATGGACAAAGGCGCCCCGTGCGGGTGGATATCATCAGCTCGGAAGGTGAGTCGGGGATATTGAAGAATATGAAGCGCAAGGAAGAGATGGCGGACAGGATGTTTTCTAGCCTTGTGGTGGAGATGCACCGCGGGCAAGTGGTTCGCCGGTATTCTCCCATCAGCGAACAGGAAAGGATACCGTCATGGCTGTGATGGCGCAGGAGGTTGCAGACCGATATGCCGCGTACAATGGAGACTGCGTTGAGGTCATGCAGTCATTGCCTGCCAGCTGTGCCCACGTCAGCATCTACTCACCACCGTTTGCAGAGCTATACAACTACTCCAGCAGCGAGAAGGATCTGAGTAACTGCGCCACGTATGAGGAGTTTCTCCAGCACTACGAGTTTGTGATCGAGCAGATATCACGACTCACCATGCGCGGCCGAGTCTCGTGTGTGCATTGCATGGATCTGCGGAGGCCCGGCGGGAAGGAAGGGGTACGGGATTTCCCCGGGGACATCATCCGCATGTACGAACGCCATGAGTTCTGGTACGTGGGGCGACATATTATCTGGAAGGAGCCGCTGCGGGCAGCCATCAAAACTCGGGCTCTCGGCCTGCGCCATGGGCAACTCGTGAAAGACAGCAGCAAATGTCACGTCGCCGGGGCGGACTATCTCCTGGTATTTCGCAAGGATGGTGAGAATCCCATTCCCATCGAGCACGCCGAGGGCCTGAAGTATTATGCCGGGGCCGAGCCGGTCCCGGAGGGCCTGCTAACTCAATTTGGCAATGGATGGACCGATCAGAGAACGAACAAGCTCAGCCAACTAATATGGCAGCGGTACGCATCCAGTGTATGGATGGACATTCGAGTGCGTAGGGTAGTCGAGTTCCGAGGTGGAAGAGACTCGGAGGACGAGAAACATATCTGCCCCTTGCAACTCGATGTGATCGAGCGATGCCTTACCCTGTACTCCAATCCCGGAGAAGTCATGTTGACGCCCTTCATGGGTGTAGGGTCTGAGATATGCGGAGCTCTTGGGTATGGCCGGAGAGGGATGGGAGTTGAACTCAAAGAAAGCTACTATCGGCAAGCGCTGGCCAATATCAAGCAGATCCTGACAGCTCCGGCAACCCTCGGGCTCTTCGACCAGGATCCGGACGATGAAGATGTCGCAGGGGAAGATGCCGAGGAGGCCGCCGGCTGATGGTAACAATCCGAGTAAGAGGGGACATTGCGTGGGCTTTGTGTGGCAGGCCCTCATACGTAGTAGAACTCCATCAGGAAGGAAGGCAACCCATGACCGAGACTCGGTCGCGTCTATGGGAGGTGAAGATCACGTATACCGCCACCGTCTATGCCTGGGCACCTACGGCAGACGAGGCAGAGGTAGCTGTAGATGAGCAGATCGCGGTCAATGAAGCCATCGAGGACGACCGATCTGCGTATGCCGTGACTGGTCGCCCTCGGGCGCCTAAGACTGTAGTCCACGGAGACGATCGCCCGGCCGGCGCACTCTGGGATGTACAGGAGGGGCTTCGCCTCGAGGATGAACAGCGCACCGCCATCGAAGCACTACAGGAGAAACTTCCACTATGACCAAGATCATGCCCTGCACCTGCACTCACGCTGCCCAGGACCGCCTGCACGGGGCCGGACGCCGCGTCCACAACAGCTACGAGAAAGTGCCCGACGGCTGGCGCTGCACCGTCTGCGGCGCTGAGAAGACCGACAAGCACGCCAGGAAGGAGCTTACCCCATGACTGATGCCCTGAAGCGCCCGCATCTCACTCTCGGCCGCATCGCCCCGCCTCTGTCCTGGCCGCGCCGCTGTCTCTGGCTGGTGTCCCTGCGCCTGGCCGACCTGTGCATCGGCGCAGCTCGCCGCCTGGAGGGCAAGCCCGAGGGCTTCGCCCTGCAGCCCTGGGAGAGGCCAGACCCGAGCCCCATCACCTACGTGCAGGCCGGAGACGATGGCCCGTAGCGCGCCCCTCTGCGTGGCCGTCATCCTGGCCCTCTCTGCCGGTCCTGTCCCTGATGCTGGCTCCGTCCCGGTTGTCCCTCGGGTCTTGCAGTACACGATCCTCCCAACCTGTCACCCGGCCGGATCGGGCCTGGCATCCTGGTACGGGCCCGGCTTCCACGGCCGGCTGACGGCCTCCGGAAGCACCTACGACCAGGACCAACTCTCAGCCGCTCACCGCAGCCTGCCTCTTAGGGCCACGGTCCGCGTGACCAGGAGGGCCACCGGCCAGGCTGTCCTCCTCCGGGTGACCGACCGCGGCCCGTACGTCCCGGGTCGAGTGCTGGACCTGTCCCGCGCCGCTGCTAGGCGCCTCGGCATGGAGCGGAAGGGCCTGGCCCACGTCACCCTTGACCTGTGTGGAGGCTGACAGATGATCCCAGCGAAGTGGGACCGCAAGGACCCGGCCTTCCTGGCCTGGGTGCATGAGCAGCCGTTGCGCTGCCTGTTCTGCGGCCGGACCCCCATCGACTTCTGTCACGTACAGCACGGCAGCCACCGCCGGTCGGACTACCTGGGCTACCCGGCCTGCCACTGGTGCCACATGCAGCTCGACCACGGCCCCCGTTCTGCCAAGGACGACAGCCGGCCCCGGCTGCTCCGGGAGGGCTACGTACGGGAAAGCCTGGCCGTGTGGTTCACCTGGGGCCTGCCGGACCTTCTGGCCCGCTACGAGGCCTCCAGGGCTCGCCTGGAGGCTGAGGAGCCTGGCAAGGGTGGGAACAGGGAGTACGGGGAGATCGGCCCGTAGGCGGCACCAGGGCTATCCGCAAGGCCAACCTCGACGGGTATCCCGGCCAGGTAGGGGGCTGAGCGACCTGTACGGGCCAATCAGTCCCCCGGGAGACCGACACAGCTTCCCTGCAGTACACACGGCGGGGGCCTCGCAGCCATCATGACCGCGAGGCCCCGCGCCCTCGATCCACTGCCTGCTGCCTACTGCACTACCCATCTTCCTTTCGTTCGCCGTAGTCACCCGACAGACCCCGGGCGATCCGCTGGGCCCTGGTCTCCTCCAGCAGCCTGGCGATCTCCCCAGTCCGGGCCGCCATCTCCTCCCGCAGCCGCGTGATCTGCTCGCTCAAGTGCCCCACATCAATGCGGTCCTCGTCCAGCCGCCCCTCGATTCGGATAGAGGCCGCTGTCGCTGCGGCGTGGACGGCAGCGCAGGTGTCTCGGTAGACCACCCCGTCCTCCAGCTTGGTGAGGCGGCCGTTCTGCGTCC